GTGCTTGATCAAACATCTCTTGTGCAGGATTCATACCCTGAGACTCTTCAGATATTGTACCACCTGCTTCTAGATTGTCCATCATGTTTTGCATGACTCTGGCACCTTCGTCTATATCGCCACCGCCTGCATTTCTTACAGCGTCTGCTGTAAATACAAATTCGTTTTTACTTAATCTTGCTGGCACATCGTCAGCTCTTTCTTCTGCTCCCAGTTCTACAAAGCCACCAGTTCTATAATCTTTTTCTAATCCACCTAGGTCCATAATACCGCCTTCTTGCATAGGCATTCTATCTCCTAGTTGAGATATACCACCATCAGCTAAATAAAAATTATCTACAAATTTTGGTTTAGGTAAAAATCTTAGACTAGCATCTTGTCTTCTAGCTTGGTTTACTATGTCAGTAATACTAGCAGGTGTTTCTGAAAATGGTGCTTCTGGTTCTTCTTCTTCATCATCACCACCCATTAAAAATGGTGCTGCAAGAGAAGCTGCACCTAGTCCTGTAAGGGCTGTTCTTCCTAAACTAAATGCTCCTGTTTTATCAAAAAATAAAGGTTTTAAAAAACTTTTAGATAATGGACTACCTGCTGTAAATGCTGCCCCTAAATTACCAAGAACCGCTTTGGGAGCAAATTGAGCAAGACCTAAACCTTTACCTGCACCAAGAGCCCCTAATCCACCTGTAATTCCGTACGCTAAAGCTAGTTTACCTATTGGTGATTTAGTTATCTTTTTAACAGCACGCTTGGCTTTCTTTACAATTCTACCTAGAAAATAACCTTGTCTAGGTTCTTCTAGTGTCATGATTCCGCCTTCGGCCATTAATTCTCTGGGTATTTGCATTCTAGATATTGCCATAATTTAGTCTAAATCCTCTTTGTATCGTGTTTTATTGCTATAATCAATCATATATATCGACTAGATCTGCTAGTCCTCCCATCATGTAATTAACTCTACCGCCATCAGCCAGACCATATCCAAAACCTTCTCGACCACCTGCATCATATCCTCCTCCTCTACCGTATCCAGATGAAGTTGGATCACCACCTGATCCCGGTCTTCTACCAGAGGCACCTGATCTAGAGGTATCACTAGGATCTGATCTACCCTGATCTGCAAATCTTCTTTCTCTTTGACGTTTAATTTCAGCTTGTCTTTTTATTCTCTCTTCTGCTGCTCTTCTATCGTCATCTCTTTCTTTAGTTTTTGCTGTGTAAAATTGTTGTTTAGCAATATTCATTTTATTCATTTGAGTTGCTTTTAAAGCTGCATTTACAGCTGCTTGATCTGTTTCGTCATCAGCTTCAAACTTTCCTGTTGCAGCATTAAATGATATACCTGAAGTTCCTTTTCCATATTTTTTTGCTTGTTTTCCGCTTAACAAATCAGTAAGTTTTTCTGCTTCTACACCAACTCTTTCTGCATAGTTACCAAATCCTGATGTAACATTTAATCCAAAAGGATCTTTATTACCACCACCTGTATTTTCTCCAAATATTGTAGGTCCTCTGTATCCGGTATTTCTGGCTATAAATGCTTGATCACCTCTTGGTAAATCTTTAAATCTACTCATGGCATTTAAAACTCCAGCTATACCTGGTACACCAAACTCTGGTGCTTGGTACCCTTTAGCTAGTATCTGTTCTGCTGTTTGTGGTCTGTTAATAAATGGAATATTATCATATGCAAAATTTTGAATTTTTTGACCGAGTGTAAAACCTTGTGGAACGTCCATACCCTTACCAACATAAAATCCAGCATCAGGACCAGTAACATCTGTTTGTCCTAGTAAAGCTGCTAAGTTAGCTTGTCTATCGTCTACAGTTTTTTGAAAATCACCTGTAAGATCAGATATACCTCCGGTGAATGCAGCTCCACCGCCACCGCCACCTTGATTTAAAACTGTATTTATACCTGTAGCTGCAGCGGCTCCACCTGTTCCTGTAGGAGGTGTTTGCATAGTAAATGCACCACGATATTGTTCTTGCGGTATAAAATAATTACCTGCATCGTATATCGCTCTATCAGCAGCTCCGTAAAAACTTGGTGCAGCAAATATTGACATTATTCTTCCTTATCTGAGCTTGCACCTATTGCAGGTATTTTTGCTACTTTAATTTTTACAGATCTTGTTACGTGTTCTCGTTGCGTAGCAGTATCTGGATTGTTAATATCGTCTTCGGCTTCTTGATCAGAATTATATTCGTAGTTTGTTTCTTTGTTTCGTAAAACAACTTCTGTTTCACACTTGACTACCGGCACTTTTTTGCCATCTATTTCAATATATTCTACTGATCCTTCTTCTATAAAAGCCATAAATTATTCCCTGTTTATTTGTAACACAGAAAGCACGATATGTAACCTGTTTCCTGTGGCTGCTGTTGCTTTAATTATCTCACTCTCTTGTAGCACAATAGGGCTAGATAACAGCTCTACTGTTTGATTAGCAGATATAGCCTTAGTTTTAAACAAACTAAAGACGTTTGCTGACGCATCTGTCAACGTTAATGTTATAGAGTCCGCGTTTCCCGAGTCCTCAGACACTATTATCGATTTTACTATACCAGTTGTAGATGCAGGCACTGTGTATACAGTGGTAACTGCATTTGTTGTTAAATCTTTTTTTGCGTTTGTAAATACGTTAGCCACCTAAAAACCAAGAGATTCTCTCTTGCTCCTGTTTTGTTTCATTTAAATATGTAGAGTTTAGTTGTTCTACAATACCAGTCAAAGATCTGTTAATTTGTTTTTGTGTAGAAACATCATACTCTTCTTTTGGTTCTGGTATTCTTACTACTACTTTAGTCATTATCTTCTACCATCTTGTTGTAAATCTAATTTTAATGTGCCAAATCTCCATGATTCACTGGCTGCATCGTTTTCTATTTTTATGTTTAAAAATCTACCTCTAGCTCTTGTATCTTTTTTAAGTGTGTTAGAGTTAACTGTAAACGGACTCAAAGCTGTAGTTGTTTGACTATCTTGTGGGTATCTTTTTATACCTAAACTTATCTTACAATTACCTGCTAGTGTTTTAAAATCAGGTACAAATCTACGTAAGGCTAAAAAGAATTCACCGGCTACAGCTCCAGAAGCAACACCACCTTGTGCTGTTCTTCTCATTCTAGACTCTAGATCTATATCATATGATTTAATAAATGACGTAACTGTTGTAGTTGTACCATTAGGGTTTACTTGATCTGTTCCTATCTCATGTTCAAATAGTGTTGTTTGTCCTAAATCTGATTGACCAACAATTGCAGGGAATGTACCATCAGATGTTGAGTCATATTTAGTTGCAAAAGGTTTTGGATATATAGTTGCATCAACCCAACTTGTTCTAGCTTCTGTGCCTGTATACCAAACACCTCCCGGAACTTTTGTTAAAGAAGACTCACCATAATTATATATTACATACTTGTCATTATATTCAGAACCTGAAGATGGATAGTACCAAACAACTTCTGTAAATAAATTATTTAGTCCTGCATTTATCTGTTGTCCTTTCGTAGTATCAATATTTTCAAATACATGATCTTCTACACTACACGGTAGTGATCTAACTGTACCATCAAAAGCAAAGAATCCTTTTGGTGACATCCAAAAAGCAACACCATCTATTTCTATAGCAGCGTTCTTACCTATCAAACCACAGTTAGTACCAACCTGTTCAAAACCAAATGTAAAAGGTGCACCGATAAATTTCATGGTGTACAACGCATTGTCAGTCCATATCAAAATACTTTCTTTTGCTTTCAAAGCTCCTACAATTTTTGTTCCGTCTTGTAGTCTTTGTGTACCTGCAGTGTTTGTTGCAGATGGTGCATAGGTATCAATACCTTCTTGATTTGAAAATCTAATAAACATATCATCTTGTGTTGTTGTGTTTCCTATAGTTGTTTCAGTTGCAAGATGAATTAAGTGTCTTGTTGTTGGTGACACTAATGTAACTCTTGATGCAGTAGGATTGTTTGCTGTTGAAAAATTAGTTGTTGTAGTAGAAGCTCTGTTTGTTAATGGTGATGCAGCTCCACCGTTCCATGTAAATGTTTTACCATTTGCAATTGTAGCAATTAATACTTCACCAAAATTATCTAATGACCATAGTCCTGGTTCTAGTGCAACAGAAGATGCAGATGCAGCTTGGCCCCATCCACCGCCTCCCCATGACGATACACCCCAACCATAACCATATGTTTGTGCTCTTGGTCCTACGGGTTCGTACGGTTTTAAACTTAGACTACCACCAGTCGATACTGTACCGGTTGCATTGCTAGATTGTGTTATTGTAAACGTGCCGTTTGTAGGCACAGTTATAACTTGAAAATTTTTATCTTCAAAATCTGAATTACTAAAACCTGTACCACCTGGTAAAGTTACATTATCTAATTGTACTATATCTCCTACAGATAAACCATGAGCAGATTTTGTAATAGTGCAAGTTGGTGATCCGTTTGTTGTTGCTATGGTTGCAGATGTTAGTGTAGTTTTAAGTGGTGTAACATCATACAATTGACCTTCAAAGTATATAAGTAAAAATTTATCTGTACCGATTGCTA